AGTCGTAGGAGTAGGTGCTCTCGACGTCCTGCGTGTTAATGACCTTCAGCGGCCGGTGGTTTTCGCTCTCGTTGCGCGCGGTGCGGATGCGCATAATACTGGGGTCGAGAGGAGTCGTCTCTTGGCCGGCCGTGGCGGTCAGCAGCGTTATGTCAGATGTAGCATCGGGGATTCCGCCGGTCAGGCGGACGAACATGAAGTACGCATCGTTCATGTACGCGTAAATCTCCTCGTCGCTCCAAAGCTGCGGTTCCAGCTCGTCGACGAGGTCCTTGCGAAACAGACCTAGCAGCTCAGCTGAGTACATCTTCGCTGTCGTCAGTAGCAAGCGTCTCGCGGTACGCGCGCCATATGCGGTCGCGCTCGTTCGAATCGACGGTGAACCCGGTCAGAGGCGCCATGCGGCGGGCGTCGGGCTGGCCGGAGCCAGTAAAGTCGCCGCGCTCGTTGCGCTCGATCATGACCTTGATCGCGTCGAGGATTTTGGCGTCCCGCTCGCCGGGCGAAAGAACGACGGGGGCTTCAGGATCGCCGATAACGTCGGGCTGGTCGCCTTTTTCGGGAACTGCGCCGATGGCAACGGCGTCAGGTACTAATTCTTTGGGGACAAGCACTGGGGTGTCTTTGACAAAGCGGATGGACCGCCCTTTTTTTGTACGCATCACATAGCTGCGGTGCAGAACCATGTTCGGCATGTGGGCCTCCTGTTAAGAGTGCGGGGGGCCGAAGCCCCCCGCGTCAGATCAGCTGATCTGGACTTCGTTGCTGCGATCAGCGACGACGTACTCAACCCGCACGATGGCAGAACCAGTCGTGCACACGTCGGCGGCGGTGAACGTCAGCGTGACGTTCTGGCCGGTGCCGCGATAGCCGGTCGGTACCAGAGCATTCGTGCCGACGCCTTTGACGTCGGTCGTGCCCAGATAGCGGTCAGCCTCGTCGGCATCACCAACGGTGATGTTGTACGTCGCTGCGTCAAACGCAACGAGTGTGTCCACGGAACCGCCGGTTACCGTCGCGCCCGGAGGGAGCGGGACAACCATAACGGTCGTTGCGGAAGTGTTCGACTCGCCGAAGTCGACGGCGGCCCCACCAGCGGTGGGGACCATCGTATCGTCGAAGTTGAACGCGAACTCAGCAACCATCGGGTACTGAGTAGTGCGACTTGCAGTCAAAAGTGCCATTAGTCTAGTCCTCCCTTACTGAGCCACGTAGACGGAGATCAGACCATGATCTTCGACTGTGCCGCCCGAGTACTGAGTGTAGAACTGAGGCTTCTTGAAGCCAAGGATTTTCGAAATCGAGATACCCTGCTGGTTATCGTAGTCGAAATCCTTCTCTACCCACTCAGGCGCGCCGATATCGGCCATACCCATTGCCTGTGCACCGCAGAACAGCATCTGGCAACCATCGACGGTGCCGCCGCTGCCGTACTTGCTTCCGCTCGGGGCCAGCCGCGTGTTGGGCACGTGGCGGAACTCGTGGAAGTAGATGCCGTCGACCTTCACGGTGGAGCCGGTGAAGAGCGGGTTGCCGTCGCCGCGCTGCTGCCCGGAACGTACGTTCTGCATATACGTATCGTCGAGCTTCAGCTTGGCCATGGCCTGCGGGGACAGGAAGACGTGATACGCCTCTTCGCCGCCCTGCTCTTTCACGCCGCGGATGTAGTTGTCCTTGGCGTATGCCTTGAGCTGAACGAACAGCTCCCACGTCGGGGTATCGTCAGTGGTAATGTCCGAAGACGCCCCACCAATCACCAGCCCGTTGGCTTTGTCCCACTGAGCGACACGCTTGCTGGACGGAGCAGTAACGTCTGCACCGAACTCAAGGTACGTCAGGTCGGAGCCCGTACGGGTACCGCCGGAGTTGGCGTTGCTGTAGTCGATGCCAGCCATCGTCAGAAACGCGAGCTGGTCGATCCGGTCTGCCAGCCAGTAGGCCAGTACGTCGCGAGAGTTGTTACGAAACTCGACGATGGACTTCTGGTCGGCCATGCGGCCTTCGTGCCGGTTGGCGTGACGGAGCTGATCAAGCTGAATGACTTGGTCATACGACTTCATCGCCTCCTCGTTGCCTTCCAGCGTGCGGTCACCTGAAATACCGTCCCCTTCGAGGTCGGCCAACAGGGTCATCACGGCTCGGGCACCCTTCTCGGACTTCTTCAGCTCAGTGATGTGCTGAATAATCGCGTTCGAGTCCTTCCCGAGGAACTTGTTTACGAAAGAGAAGTTACGGGCCTGCTTCCACAGGTCCATACTCCATACGGTTTTCTGCTCGTTCGTGAGCAGCGCAAAATTGGTCAAAGCCATCGAGCTACCCTCCTAAGGGTCCATGCAATAAAAGTTCGTAGCCTTTCGCTGCTACCCACGAATCAAGCAACCGTAACGTGGTCGAGTCGATTACGGATTTCGCTCCGTAATGTGGCGATGTCCGAAGTGTATGCCATAAATTCGGAAAAGGAAACACCCCTCAGTCGATGTAATCTCCGCGGAACTTGGAGAGGGTCTCTTCCGGCAGGTTGGCGAACTCCTCAGAACTCATTTTCATGATCGAAGCGGCGTCGAGCGCCCCGCCCTGCGTGTCGTGGTCCTTACCGACATCCGACGTGCTGGCCGGCTGCTTCTCGTTGGCCTCGACCGCCTTATTGACCGCGTCCGCTTTCCGGCGCATGCCCGTATCGACCGCGGCTGGCGACGGCTGCTCGCGTAGCGACTGCTGCTCTTTCTTCGTCGAAGCGAGCAGCACCTCGGCCGCCTCCGTCAGTGCCGTAGCCGGGTCTTTCCGCTCGGTCTGCATGATCCCGGTCATCAGGGCCTGTACGCGGCGCGTCGTGTCCCGGTCAAAATCCGGATTATCCGGGTTCAGCATCGGGTACTCCGCCTCGATCCGCGATACCGCCGCGTCGTAGCGCATTTCTTCCTTCACGCTGGAGCGAGTCGTCTGCGACGCCGCCTGCACGCGGGCATCGGCCATATCCGCGTGGAGGGAGAGAATCTCCTCCATCACACCGGACGCCTTGTCCAGATCGCCGTCGGCCAGCAGGCTGGTGTGGCTCTTGACCAGTTCCTTGACCTTGGCCATGGACTCTTCAAGGTTCGACGCCGTCTCCCGCTGCTGTTCGCGGGTCTGGTACGTCTTCAGCTCCGCCTCCAGCTGCTGGGCGCGCTCGCGCTCCCGGCGGACGGCCTCATCGAACCGCGCCTTGGGTATGCGGGGCTCTTTCGAGTCGTCGTCATCAGTCTCGCCGCTAGCGGCGGCAGGAGTCTCCTCCTCGCCCTCCGGCTCGGGCTCAGGCTCCGGTTTCGCCTCCGGCTCGGGCTCCGGTGCGGGGGTCGGCTCCAGAATCTCGTCGCCGCGGTCTACTGCTTCTGCTGCTTCTCCAGCCATGCTCTAGCTCTCCTTAGGGGTATTTGACGCTGCTACCTTAGCATCATTCTGTTCTTCTTGGTGTTCGAGCGCAAGCTCGTGTTTCTCCTGCTTCATCTGCTGCTCAAGATCGTGCTTCTCGCCCATCATCTGCAGCTTCTGCTGCATCTCCTGCAGGTCGAGCACCATCTCGCGCTGCTTGGCGGCAAACTCAAGCTCCGCCTCACGCTGCTTGTTCTGCAGCTCCTGCTGCTGGGCCATCATCTCGGCCTGTATGCGCTGGGCCTCGGCCGGATCGCCCTGCATCTCCTGCTGCATCTTCAGCAGCTCCATCTGCGCCTTGGCAGACTTCAGCTCGGCGTCGGCCTCGGTGCGCGTGGCCTCGGCCCGCGTCTTGGCCAGCTCCAGCTCGGCCGCCATCTTCTCGATCTGCGCCTTGTACTGCGCCTCGGTCGACTCTTTCGCCTCGTTCATCTGCTTGACGATCTCGCCGCGCTTATTCAGGCGGCTGTTCTCGATGAGAATCTCGTCCGGCAGCTGAACGCCCAGCTCGCGGAGGCCGACGGCCTGCTCGAACTGGCTGTCCTCCATCGTCTCTTTCTGCGGTGTGCTGGAGACGACCACGTCGTACTCGCCGATGGTCAGGTCATTCAGCACGTCCCCGGTCTGCGGGTCGATCTGGTTGATCTCCACCTGCTCGGTCTCGCCCGTCACCCGGTTACTGACGATGTTCAGAATCCGCGGCTCGGTGTAGAACTCCTGCACTAGATTCAGCACGTTCCGCGCGATAAGGTGGTCCGTGCGCTGGAGCGAGTCCATGGGCTTGCCGAGGTTCAACGCGCCGCGGTTCTGGTTGAGCTGCACCGCCTTGGCCGACACGTCCTCCCGCGCCTGACCGGTCTGGTAGTCCGATACGCCGGAAATCGACTTGATGTGCTCCTCGGCCTTGTAGCTCAGCCGGTCCAGCCCGCTCGGGACCTGATTCGGGTTAATCTTCTGCACCGCCTCGTTCGCTGCGCCCTCGACCTCCATCACGAGGCCGGTCTCCGCGCCGCGCTGCTCCAGCTCCTCAATCGTCATGTTCCGCAGCTTGCCCGCCGACACGACCCAGCCGCTGTTGGCCGTCGTGTTGATGACGTGCAGCTCCTGACTCGTGACCTTGTTCAGGTACTCCTGCGGGCCGAGCAGGTTCTCAACCAGCCCGACGGTGCGTCCGCGGCGGAAATAGGGGAAGTACGGGATGATCGTGTAGTGCTTGTAGGGCGACCAGTCGTCGTGCAGCACGATGTTGTCGGCCGTCACCGTCCAGCGGATGCGCTTGACGAGCTTCTTCGTAATGCCGAGATTGTACTCAGCCGCCACGGCACGGCGCTTCTCCTCCGTCCAGTTGTCCGGCACCGGGCGCATGTCCCCGGTCTGTAGGTCAACGAAGTGCAGCTGGCGGGTGAGCTTCTTGTGCTGGCGCTCGATGACCCGGATATTTCTCGACACCTCGGTCAGGTCGTCCGCTGAAGCGTAGGTGGCGTTCTCGACATTCAGCCCGAAACGGTCGCGCTCGCGCTCTATAGAGTCGTAGCCGTACTGGAACGAGCTGGACCCGCGATTTTTGAGCAGCTCCGCGTCCGCGGCGTTGTACAGGAGCTTGATATCCTCCCACGTCATCCACTTCGTGAGAAACACGTCGTTCCACGAGTCGGGGTCGTACTCCTCGGCATCGGGATCGACCAGCACGTTCTTCGGGTTCAGGTGCTCGATCCTGATCTCGCCCATCATGCTGTCGGTGAAGTCCAGCCGGATGTCCAGATAGCCGCGGCTGGTAATCGCCCCGTCGGCGAACATGTCGCTGCGCTTCCAGTCCAGCTGGTTCGAGTCGGCGATCTGCCGGAACACCTTGGTCAGGATGTCGGCCGTCTCATTCGGCGCCCCGCTCCGGGGCCGGAAAGAGATGTCAGAGCGGTTCTGTATCTGCTCCCCCATCACGTTCCCGATGGTGGAGAGAATCTTGTTGATCGTCAGCGCGGGGCGTTTCTGCGCCTTGAGCAGCGCCAGATCGTTCTGGTCCCACTGCTGCCCCGCAAAAAAGTGCTCGCACGTGTTGGCTTTATCGACGTAGTCAGCGTGACCGTGGTCACGGACGAACTGGTAGCGGGTCCACTGGGCCAGCGCTTCCTCTGCATTAACGGGCACTGTCTGCTCCCCTCATTCTGTCACGCCGACATATGCGACGACCCACTGGTCCGCGCAGTTTTCAGCTTGTCCCGCCAGCTTTTCACCGGTGGCGGGCGTTTTTTGAGCCGCGGCGACCGGCCCAACGTCAGCTGTACCGCCCACGCAAGGGCATCAACAATATCATCGTGCACACCCGCAGGGAAACGCAACAGCTCCTTCGTCACCTCCGGTAGCCACGCCGCGTCCTTCGGGAAATACACCCGCCCCTGCTGCATCCGGCCCTGTAGCGGCCGGGCCCGTGCCATCTTGTCCGTCAAGGGCTTCAGCACCTCGTACGGCGGGTACTGCAGGCGCTCGGCCATGCGCCGCTCGAACAGCGGCTTGAGCGCCTTCCAAATCTGACTGTCCTCCAGCCCCAGCACCAGCGGGGACGTGGGCTCACTGCCCCAGCGCTCCGCGGCGTCGAGCATCTCCTCGACAATCGTGAAACTGTCGCCCTTGAACCTCACCACCTCGACGACGTGCAGAAAGTCCTTCTCGTCCTGTATCAGCGTTACGCCCACCGTGAAGTCGTTCTGCTGGCGCTCGCCGATGGCAAAATCCCACGCCTGAAACACGTTCAGCCCGTACTGGTCCGGCGGGGTCGGCTCCAGCTTGATGTAGTCCTGCTGGAAGTAAATCCCCTCGTCCGGCACCGGGTTCTGCTGGTAGAGCGCCGACCATACCCGCGGCGGCTGGTTGGCCTTCAGCCGGCGGATCATCTTCTCGGTGAACCGCTCAGGATGGAGCGCCTCGCCGGGCATGCGCAGCAGGCGGTACGTCTCGTCCACCTCTACCGGCACGCTGATGCTCTCGGCGCGCTGCGCGCGGCGAATCGTCTCGTGCTCAGGGTCCAGCGGCTCGGTGTACCGGTCGATCAGGTCCGTCTGCTTGTTGTGGTACTCCCACATCTCGGCCTCAGCCGGATAGCGGATGATGGTGAACTGGTCAATGTCCTCCATCCCCTCCTCGTCCGGGTTGGCAAGGGCATCGGCCATGCGCTGCTGCAGCCGGCCGGCCAGATCATCATCCGACCAACAAGTCTGAATGAGAAGCACTCCGCCGCCGGGGGCAAGGCGCGAATAGGCGGTCGACCAGAACCAATCCCACAGCGCATCGCGGCTGGTGATCGAGTCGGCCTCCATCTGGTTCTTGATCGGGTCGTCGATCTCCAGAA